CGGAGGATTGTTCCATCATATCGGGAGTCTCTTCATTCATAGTGTGTGTCTTTCGTTAGGGTTTAAAAAATCAATACATCTTCTTGGCTGGCTTCTTAGCTGCCATCTTCTTCTTAGCGGCTGGCTTCTTAGCAGCCTTCTTCATTGGCTTCTTCATTTCTTTCCTTTCTTTGGGTATATCATTTTATTAGCGTCTTTGCCTGTGCATGTTGTGGTCTTACCACAGTTACACTTAAATATTTTCTTTGCCATTATCTATCACTTTCTATGTATACCCGTTGCATGCGAATGTTTCTAGCGACTGCATTAGCAGTCCATAACTGGAAACCAGCGCGTAAATAAACTTCTGCTGTAGGTAAATTACTAGTAGTTATGCCTTGTTCAGTTAGTTCATCAGAAACATTATCAATACGCCAACCAATATTAGCACCACCGGGAGGACAGAAGATATAAAAATCATAAACCTTTTGTGGTGTAAAAACCAAATCAGTATCTATGATGTTTATGGCTGCTCCGTCATCTGTAATAAACTGCCAGTTAGTATCTTTAGCTCCTGCATTTGTATGCCTTCTAAAGAAACCACAAGAAGTTCCGATTGGGTTATCAGCACCAACACTTACTGCCATAGTTTGGTTAGTTAGACCGACAAAAATACGAGAACCAGTTAAGCTACCTGTTTCATCATAAGTAGAATCAGGAAAAGCTAAACGAGCATAGTAAAAGAATCCAGCAGCATCAGTTGCTGTGGTTGTTCTAACAAATAAAGTACCGTTAGTTCCTGTACCTGATGTTCCGTTTACTGCCGCAGCTGTAGCAAAGTTAGTCATATAACCATAAGCTGGTGTCGGTGTTGGATGGCTAATGCTTCCTGCGCTAGTTACTGTATTTCCAATAGAAGTTATTGAGCTTGTGGCATTTGTATTAATCATTATGATATTGTTTTGAAAGAATGAAGTCTGAAGAGGATTCACTAGTCCGCTTGGACCCTGAATTCGCAAGAACATTCTTCCGGCAATATCTTTTACATAAACATTTGCCTTATCACTAGCAGGAGTTGCTGGCGTTGCCGTGTTCTCAAACTCAAGTACACTGGTAGCATCCAATGATCTTAGGTTTGAATAAGCAAGACTATTCCACGCTGTCGTTCCATCACCCAGCTTATACTTCTTGGTGTTGGTTTCATAACCAAATTCACCTTCTGCTAAGACAGGATTAGCGGAAGTCCAGTTAGCTGCCGTATCTCTACGGAACTGAATCTTTACACTCATGCTGAACCTCCATCATAAGTAAGACCAACTACGGGAATACTGGAGGCATTGCCACCATCGACATTGGATGGGGCATTTCCAGAAACCGTAGCAGGAACCCAAGCTGATCCACTCCATTGTGGAACTTGGTTTAAAGTTGCACCGCTTTGGTTTAAATTAGATAATGTATGTGTGTGATTAACATTGGCTTTCTCATCTAATGCTGCATTTAAAGCCGCTGGCTTAATTGCAGTATCAGCAGAAAGCTTTGCTTCTTCCGTCTGCTGAACAGAAGAATTCAGCAAACGCTGTAACTTCTTGTTCAGTAACGCTTGTTGCTGTAGTCTTCTGTTTAGATTCATTATGCAAATACTCTGTATGGAATTGCGGGAGGTGGATCGACCTGTGGAAGAGCAGCAAGCTGTTCTTCGGTCAACTCAAAAGTTACTCTGATGTTGGCATGAAATCTAGAATCTTCAACAGCGGGTACAATAATTTCTTTTGTTGCTGGATTCCTTATTGCTTTCTTTTTTGTGGCTCCAATAAAGTCTATAAAGACACCAGAAACAGGGGCGATTTTTTCTTCACCATCTATTTCTTTAATCTTTATAAGTTCGGCTGCAATCAACGCTTGTTTCATTTCTTCTTCTGTGTTTGTTCTCAGCATATAATCCATGCGTATACTTTCTTATTAAGTGGTGAATGACAGAAGATCGTTTATTGACATTTTATCTGCATAATATTCTAATGATTTTATATGACCATTATAACGAGTTGGGGTAATGTCATCAAAACTACCTAAAGATAGTCTTGTTATGTCAGGCACAACACCACTTGGAGTACTAGTACTCTGATTGTTGATAACAAAATTGTGTGAACTAGTGTCAAAACTAAAGCCAACTTTAGTTAAAACGGTGGAATCAGAAATGACTAATCCTAACTCTTCAAAATAAGGATCTTTATACAGAACGCTTCGACTAAAAGCACCAATACTAAGGCTCAATTCATTTAAATAATCTTCCTCATAACCACCTAAGATGAATTTATCTTGTGCAAAACTTTTCTGACCACTTACAATAAAAGTACCGCTTGTACTATTATACCACGATAATACCTGATCATCAATAGCTACACAAAAATCTGCAAGTCTAGTTACTGCAGAACTAAGTGGAGTTGGTATATAACTAGTCATATGGCTTTTTTCTTCTAGTTGAACGCCCCAGACTGCAACCTTATCTTCATAGGTTTCTAGTATAAAAGAAGGTTGAGCTGTTCCTGTAGAAGTTACAGAATATCTTTTCCAACTTGAGGTTACAGGTATAGTTATAGGCTCTCCTTGAGTGGGTTTAACGGAAGCTTTAAAGTAACCAGTTCCACTAATTCGTTTAGCCCAAAAAGAAAAAGTTCTGGTTTTATTTGTACTGAAAAAGTCATCATATTCTAGAGCACCTTCACCACCTGTGTTTAAATTTTCTAGAATAGAGGCGGAACCCCCAGAAGGACTGGTTGTCGAATTTGAATAATCTATATCGAAGTCAAGCCAATTACCAAAATTTTCTGAATAAGTTAAAAGATTAGTAGATTGCTCTTCGATAAGTAAACCAAGACATTCGTTTGTTACTGGATCATAATCAAATCTAGGTATATTATTACCTACAGCTTCAACAAGACCGCTGCTATTTGTTAGAGTAGCTGAGCTAGCTCTAGTAAAAGTAAACATAGGATCTAAAGTACCAGTAGTAAAGTCTAATGATATTACTGGATTGAATAAAGCTTGACTTGGTGCGCTCATGCCATCAAGAGAAAGCAAACGATTCCTTTGCGTTCTCCATTCAGGTGGATCTAATGTCCAAGACCTGAAGCGATGCATTAGATTGCTCCGATAAAGGCGTTACAAGTTCCGCTACCAGTAGTAGCTGCAAACTCAATTTCAATTAGCTGACAACCAAGTGTATCAATCAAAAGAGAAGCGGGTGACTTGCTTGTGGTTGATGCATTATAAATCTTTGCATCACCTTCAACCTTATTAATTGTAACTGCAGGATAGAAAGATACGCTATCATTTGTAAATGCTGTTGCGCTTCCGTTTATAGCAGTAACTGTTCCATAGAAAAGTAACTGTGGTACAAAGAAATTACCTACATCACTCTTGGTATAACCAACAACTCTGATTGCCTGACCTGAATAAGCAGCAGTAAATAGAGGAACAATCTTTAGATAGTTAAGTGAAGAGGCTGGAACAATAGTAGCACTGTTAGTTCCTGCTGGTGCAGTAGCTGAAACATTCTCATGTGGTAAGCTAGCAACTGCTATATTTGTTTTATTAGTTGTAGACAGAAGCTTCATAGGCTCTTGCACTGTCTTAAACTGTGTCATTGTGTGTGTATGAATCATTGTTTATCCTTTTGGTTAAGCAACAGAGAATGTAAAGGTTTCTGAACACTGAAGATTATCGACATCATTAAATAAGGCAAAGCTAAGTATGCCCGTATCTGATCCTGCTTGAGCACCTAATTCAAATATATCCCCATCGCTAAAAGATACTGCGGTCAATGTGTTTGCATTCCATTGAACCCAGCTACCTCCGTTTTTTCTATAGTATATTCTAGATCCTCTTGGTAAAGTTCCAAAAGAAGCTAACCACTTAAGACGAACGGGCTGATAAGTATTACTTATTGTTATTGGATCTGCTATAGGACCAGTAACAGTAAGTGGAGATAAAAGAATAAAGTCATTAGGCGACCAATAAATATAATCTAGTGCTGGAATATAACCATCTGCATTTAGTACTCTGTTGTGATTTAGCCGCCAAAGAGGGGAAGTAAAAGACCAAGTGCGATTTCTGTGCATATCACTTTTTCTTTTTCTTTCTCTTAGGTAGTTTAGTTCCCTTTGGGGTTTCTTTCTCCCAACGGGCTGCAATCTTTGGATGGACTGCATGCATAAACTTACGCTGTTGTTTTGATTTGAATGGCATTACTTCTTACACTTTCTACCCTTTGGGCAACTTGCTTTGGAACCACCGGGACCAGCCCAGAGATCCTTGCAAGCCCAATACTGAGCAGTTAGTTTATTCTTAGCAGAGCCACACTTATGTCTGGCACGGAAAGACTTACGGGCAGAAGCACTATAGTTGTGACCATAGCCTGTTGCTCCGTAATGAATGATCTTTTCCTTACCATTAGCACAAGCTTTTACAACCTTCTTTTTATTTGGGTTGGGAGACTTGCGTGGTTTATTACAAGGCATGCTAGCTTTGTTTACTTTCTTAGCCATCACTGACCTCCTGTAAATGCAGATACATCTGCACCAGAATTCTGTAGAACATTTAGAATACCTTGTCCACCAGTCTGTGCTAGGTCTTGCTGTCCAGCGTTTATGGCAAGATTGCCTAAAGCACCGGAGATAGCCTGACCACCAGACTGCATTGCTTGCTGCTGCATCATCATCTGCTGTTGCTGCATCTGCTCTCTTTGAATATCTTCAGCTGAGCGTACCCAATTACGGGCATCAAAGCCAAGAGAAGTAATAAGTGCTCTTGCGTATTCATCCCACTTGAACGACATTGCTGCCTGTTCGGGTAGGTTGCGTACCATCTCACCCATTTGCATAAGCTTCTGAAGATCAGTGTCGCGGCTAAGAGCCTGAAGACCAGTGATTACTTCAGTAGTAAGAGAACCCTCGTCATCAAAGAACTGCTCATACATGCGCTGATCTAGTTCTTCGGCTTCAATCATTAGGAAGACTGAACGCTTAACGATTGGTTCCATAAGATCTCTGGCAATAGCAGAGAATGCCCCGCCTAGTACTGTCTCAAGTTCTGAGCCAATCATTCTAACGGCAGTCGCAGTAACGCGGTCGCCACTAGGAATGGATGCACTAGACATAAGGAAGGCTTGACCGATCTCACTACGCATAGTTTGAACGGCAGTCTGAGCTGCACCAATCTGGGGATTCATGGTCTGTGATGGAGACAGGACGAATACATCCTGCTGTCGTACAGGAACCCACGAACCATTGGTGGAGTCAGCGATGTCATCTACTTCAGTAATACCGGATGGATCAATACACATCCAGAAAGCTGAAGCAGCAGCCATGCCGTCAAGCATTGCCCGTGTATATCCATCAAGACTTGATAGATCTCCTAGGATATCTTCGCAGTGCGATCTCCCGTAGTTTTCTCCGGGTATGCCGTACCACCGTAGGACCGTTACAGGACAAACTTCGTAGACACCTTCCGCTAGTACTGAACCATCGGAGTCTTCTTTCTTGTATTTCCATACATTATCCTCCTTTAAATACTGGCAGTAGGTAGTCTTGTATCCTTTTTTTGAAGACTCAGGAAGCGAGTAGTGAGGACTAATTGCTTCGGGGTCTACTAAATCGTATTCAATATGAATGATTTCATTTACATCTCCAGCTACGGTACGCTGGACAACATACTGATCCAAGCGGGTAACACGGAATTTGAAATCATCCATCTCATGTACCAAGCAATCTCCAACAACGATTAAGTTCTGGATAGCCTGATAAATTGTTTCTCGTAAATTAGTGCCAATAAGCTTTCGATAAACCTGATAGCTCATTGTCTCTAAGTACTGACCAATCTCTGCGGTAGGTTCTACACCAGACCGCAGAGCAAACTTAAAGAATGGAGTATCATTTAAAGGCATCATTGCCGAAAGCATTCGGCTCGCTAAAGAAGTGACTCCTCTAGCACCAACAGAAGATGTTGGCTGCGGTAGTTCCATCTCCTCTGTCCACCCTTCAGGGGGAAGAAGACTAGGAATTGTTAGAGCAGAACAAAGTCTTGCTCTGTATAGTTTGGATGTTCGCATAGCATCCAACATTCGGAAGCGATCAACTAAAGTGCCTGTCATTGATAGCTCCTTACTGGTTGTTCATACCGTTGTACAGTGAAGAATAGAAGTCTAATGCACGAACATTAGTACCTTGGATACCTTGCATCTGAGTTTCTTCAGCCTGAGCCTGAGCTTCTAGTATTGCTTCCTGCTCTGCCTGTGACGCTTCTTGAATAGCGCGTTCCTCTTCGGCCTTAGTTCTGGCTCTCTCGGCTTCTTCTCTAGCGACTCGTCTAGTTTCTGCATCTTCTGCAGCCTTTCGTCGCTCTTCTTCCTGTTGCTTTTGAAATTCTCTTTCATCTTTTAAAAGACTCTGCTGTTCAGCATAAGTCATTCCACCACTAATTTTTGGGGAACCACCCATATTATCTGCCTCCTTGCTGTTGTTTGAGGACAGCTTTGAGTTTGTCAACAACCTCTATCTGTCCTGCTCTGAAAGCAGCTCTTCGTGTGAAGACCTGATCACAAACATCAGGATCATATTCTAGAGGTTTATAAAGTTCTTCCAGAATCTTTATTAATTCGGGGTCGATTCTCGGAAACTTTTCGGATTTCATTTGTTAGTTCATCTAGTTTTGCGTAGATGTCTTTAAGCATCAGCTTGATTTCGGGGAAATCAACAGGAGATGCTAGTTCTAGTTTTGTTCTTGCGGATTGAATATTAGTTACCATATTATTTCTTAGCCTTTAGTAGTTTATCTAACTGACCACGCAATTCACGCTGTTTCTTTAACAGATCGGCCTTATAGATATCTACATACTTTGTTTGTAAAGTGGTGTCTTGCTTAAACTTTTCTTCAAACGGTAGTTTAAAGCCTTGTAGCTGAGCAGCAGCTGCTGCTTGATCTACATAAGCAGTTACTCTTTGCTTTTCCATTCTACGCGAACGAGGATTATAAACAGTTATTTGAATGTTTTTTGCTTGACGAGTACGCACAGCTTCTCTAGCTTTATTCATATTGTAAAGAGGAGAGTTAGGTGTAATCAAGCCTTCTTTAAGATGCGTTAACTCAGCAGCTTTAAGCTGCTCGTCTAAGTAAACATCAAGAGCAGAAGTAGTTGTTAGTTGTTTTCTTTCTTCTTTAAACTTAGTTAGTCTTTGCTGCTGTTGCTCATATGCTGTATTTACTTTTTCAATATCGGATAAGATTTTTTCCGTAGCTTTTTCAGCTTCCTTCGCTGGATTGTAAACATAAAAGGCAGCGCGGTTTTTAGCATCTCTACTTACAGTAAATTGAATATCCTTACGCTGTTCATACTCTTCGTTATATACATCTGTAAATGTTTTTTCCTCTACAGAGGAAAGCTTTTGCTCTCCTGTTGTCTGGAAAAACATTTGCTCACCTGTAGAATTAATGTTTACATTTGCAAGAGACTCGCCTATTACACTTAGCTGTCTTTCAAGCTCTTGTCTTGTAGCCATACATTATCCTTTGAGATCTATAATCTCACACGCACCAGCAGTGCATGCCATTGTATGAGAGGATGTGGTTGTATCTGTCTTTTCATAGAAAGATAGATTATTGAAATCGACAGGAACCATTGTATAAGCATCATACATTTCCTTAGTGATTGCCTCAAACGGAGCCTGAGCATATACATGGTCAGACTTTGGTAGGAAAGAGATACCAGAGATCTTGTCAAAGTTCTCCCATACCCACTGTCCTACTGGCATGAACTCACTATCGGAATAGTTGACGGTGATGCTTGGCTTATGCTGACAGTAATACTCCTGATAGGCAAGCCACAGATTAAGGTGGTCGATTGCCTGTAGTTCATCTTGAGTAAGAGAACCAGAAGGAGCAGACTGAGCAAAAGTGAATACTGCTGTTGAATCGGGATTCATTACACAGTCTTCAACAGGAACCTGAGCATCACGCATTAGCTGATAGATAGGATCTTTCTTGTCGATACGAACTCTACGATAATAGTGCTCGGCATATCTTGGGTGAAGACCACTGGCTGAGTTAGCCAAGCATGAGGTAGTTCCCTCTGGCTTGATGCAAGTGATTGACTTGCTTGGGTTGATACCCAGCTGCTTAGCCCAATCAAGGTTTGTCTTGATTGCAATCTCACGGAGATTCTCAAGGACATGCTTGAGCTTTCCGTAACCAAGGATGCCAGACATTAGCTTGTTGTCAAAGATGCCTGTCATTGACACACCAAGCAGTCGCTCTTCTTCGCAGTTCTTTGTCCATGAGGAATCCTCACGGGAAAGATATGGGAAGTAAGTGAACATGCTTTGGATTGTGCCGATGATTGTAGCCATCTCAATCTTCTTAGCTAATGTCTCAGGTGTATCTGAAGCGCGGACTACAACGGTCGATAGGTTGCAGAACTGATTTGGTCTGAGGATAATCTCAGAGCAAGGGTTGGTCCCATAATAATATTCATCACTACGACCAGCCTTGACTGCAATAGCCTTCATCGCATCACGGTTGCAGATACCGCGCTCTCCGCTGTGAGAGTTATACAGGTCTGTCCACTCCTCTAGGAATTGTCCCATTGAAGGGCGACCATTGTAAACAGCGGAATTATTGGCTAGGGCGCGGTGTCCTGATGATTCCCACCAAGCACCACTCTTGCATGTTGCCATCTCACGATCCGCGAGATCACTAAGGGAAATCATTGCTGAGCGGCGAACGCCACCAACGATGACTGACTGAGCAATCTTGCAGCAAATGTCGTGACACTCAAGCGGAGTGAGTCTTCGTCCCTGAGCCTTGTAGAATGTCTGAACAACAAAGCGGTATACTTCCTCAAGCGGGGCAGGGCCGCTTGCGCGTCCTCCGAAAGTCTTGAGTCTTTCTCCAGCCTTGCGAATGTTACTGGTATCCCACTTGATATGGATACCCATGTAAAGATTCTTGATTAGGTAATGAAGACCATCGCACCAACCTTCGCGGCTGTCATCGACAGCCATTACCTGATCAAACATCTTGTGAATTGTGGGAACGGTGGGCAACTTGTCAGTGCATCGACGCTCAACAGTATAGCCAACACCAGTACCACACATTAGAATGTACATTAGATTTGAGAATGATCGTGGTGTATCAATCTCAAGATAGGAGCAATTGTAAAGTGCGGTATGGTCGCGGTCCAAAGCTGGCCCTGCGGTCATAAGCCCACGCATTGAGGGAAGTACCTCAAGATTTAGAATTGCATCACGAACATCTGGTCGTGAAGCTAGGGCAGGAACCTTGGCTGTAAAGTAATTCCACCAACGATCCACGGTTTCATCCCAAGTTTCACGGCGAGATTCAGAATCCATCCATCGGCTGTAGCGAGAGATGGCAATAAAGTTTTGAAATGTATCCATATCTGTCCTTCTTAAACGGCTAGTTTCTTATAAACCTGTACTTCCAAAACCACCAGTTCCTCTTGCAGTCTCTGGAAGTTTATCGACAGAGATGAAAGGGAATTGGGTAATAGGTAGGAAGACAATCTGTGCAACACGATCACCCTTGTTTAGTGCGACAACCTCATATGAGTTGTTTACCAAGGATAGTTTGATTTCACCCCGGTAATCTGAGTCGATCACACCGACTGAGTTTCTCAGGGTAACACCCTTGGTAGCCAAGCCAGACCGTGGAAAGACAAGTCCAACAAAGCCTTCTGGAATAGCGATAGATACACCAGTAGCAACAAGGTAGCTAGATCCGGGCGACAGGGTAATATCGACAGCGATCTTTAGATCAGCCCCGGCAGAACCCTTAGTCTTATACTCTGGTTTACACTTGTCATCTAGGAGAACCATAGGGATACTATCTGGTCTATGGGTATAAGTAGAAGTATTGTAATTATTGTTATCAGTATAGACAGCTGAGCTAGTATCGTAGCAAGTAACTTTAGTATCCATTAGTATCTCCTTGGGTTTATTCTTCAGTAGCCCCAACTATTGGGCTGTATAATTTAACCTGTTTAGTCTGCTTATCGTACTCCCCATCCCGTAGGATGCGGACACACCTAGCCATAGACAAACAGTATTCATAATCGTATTTAGTACCATCCTGTGGCTTAGCTTGGTCATAAGCTGCCACTACAGCAGCCGACCAGTTCCGGGGGTGGATATACTTAAGCCACTTCTCAGCCTTAGCTGGCCCCCATTTCCAGATACCGGGGATGTTATCTGTGGTATCCCCGGTAATCCACTGCTTGTGGAAATTGTAGTCAGCAGTATAGTCATCTACTAGTTCTGGTACATGTTCCTTGTCTGGGTTCCAATGCCAGCCCGGTACAGACCGTAGATCCTTGTCGATTGTCACGGCAATACCCTTGCCAGAAGAGGCCATGATACCCATGATATCATCGGCCTCCAGCCTAGGTACTGTCAGAATGTCGTGTGCATGAATCAGCTCCAGAGCATAGTCCATGCTGTCTGGAGTCTGCTTACGGACATCCCGGTGGGCTTTATAAGCTTCCCAGAAGTCTCGTCTGAAGTTATCCTTACGGCTGCAGGACATAGCAATGTAAGTCTTGGTCATACCAGCAGGAGTCCAAGCCTTGATATCATGCTCAAGCCTTTCCTCTAGGTATTCTACACCCTCTTGGTCTGCCCAGAAAGCAGCACGGTAACACAGGATATCTCCATCAAGCACAGCAACATCAGGTCTTTCCATTATCTGTTTCCTCGTCTAGTAGTTTAAGGATGTCGGCAATAATCTGGTCTTCATTTGGTGTGCGATCCTCACGCGATGCCATACAAAGTTCGCATGAGCAGAGATTGCCAACCAATCCTTCAGATAAAATGTGAAACCATTCTTCAAATTTTTCTTTGGCTTTTTCTTTATACTTCTTTTCGGTGCTGTTGTTACGGATCAAGTAATTAAAAATGTCTGTATAATTTTTATCGTTACTCTCCATAGCATTTGACATGGATTCTGATTCGTGGTTTCTCCACTCAGCAGAATCCTCGGGCAGCACCCGGTCTTCATGTGATACGAATATGGTTAGTGCTTTTAAATCACGGGCAGCAGCAACCTCATTCATATATCGACAGTCATCTACAATGATTACCTTCTCATGCCAAGTATCAGGATCTTCAGACAAAGCCTTCTGCTCCTGCTCGTACATGAACTTAACCTTCTCTTTAAACTTCTTTACCCAGAAATCCTCGTCTTCCTTTCGGGCCTCAGATCCAAGGGTCTGGCAGAAGGCACGATACTCTTCAGGATTCTTATCCTTAGAATAGCCGCGCTTCTCTGCCTCCTCCTTAAGTGCCTGAGCAAATGGTAGGATTACAGGAGTATACCCTTCGTTGTAGGCGTACTCACTCAGCCACTTGGCTAGAGTGGTTTTGCCCACGCGGGCCTTTCCACTTATCATTATTATCAGCATGTAAGCTCTCCCATAATTCTTTAGGACTGAATAGAGTGGGGATATCCCAACCCTTAAACTTTAGATAGTCACAGATAAATGTGACACAACTAGCTGGCTTCTTCATTCCAAAGAATCTACCAACTGAATAGTAAAAGATCATCTTAATTGCGCTGATGTTCTTGTATGCCTGAAAGAATTGGAAATCTTTTGAAGCTAACTCAAGCTCTCCAATATCATATTCATAATACTTTTCAACACCCATACGATCAAGAGCAGCTACTCTCATTACCTGAGCAGCCTTGCCATCAATAAGAATGACAGCTATCGGCGGGTCTACATTAAACTCAAGATGAGCATGAGTATGTTTAGCGTTAGTAAGTACGCGAATAAAGGCATAACGCCAACCTTGTAGCGGCTTGAATTTATAGAAACAAATCTTAGCATTAACTCTCATAGAAAATTGGCATCCCTAAATATGTTGCGAGTGAATGCTCAACTCTAGCCCCTTCGGAATGCTCCCATCCATGTAGCATTACCATAGCGTTGCAGTTTAGAATTGCATTCAGATCCCTCTTCATGCATGAACGGAGGTGTTCCTTAGAATCCTCAGCGGTTGATGGATCAAAGCCCTCATCCTCATCCATACGAGCAGGGTTATAAATCTTTTCAATCATTGGGTTCTTTACCCACTTCTTCTCTGCCTTATAGAAAGCATCAAAGTTATGATTCGGATAGCCACGCATCGGGCCAGCAATGTAAATAGTAAGTGAACTCATGTTACTCCTTAATGGGTTTCTGCCCAAGTATTGCCGACACGATACTCGGCATCAATACGAATGTTAAGTTTAAGCATTTCTCCAGCAGTCGTTGCAGCCTGTGTGACTGCCTTGCCGAAACTATCGGCACAAGACTTGGGACAAGAGTATTGTAATTCGTCATGGATGTAGGCGAGCTGGCTTGCCCTGTATTGAGCCGCAGCCTTGCTAGCCTCAGCCATCCAGTACTTCGATACGACCGCACCTGAGCCTTGTAGGAGCGTGTTCAGGGCAGCGTGTTCGCTACGGACGGGAACCTGTCTACCATCGGGCAGACGAACCTTACCTGTCTTGACTGTCTCAAACCTTACGGCATCCTGTACTTTGGCAAGTGCGGGGATTTCCTTCTGGAAACGCTCACGCAGCTTACGAGCAGCATCAACAGAGCAGTCGCATACCATAGCAATCTTCTTATCTCCTGCGCCATATAGATAGGCGTAGATGAATGACTTGGCTAGTGATCTTGTAGCAAGACCAGCAGCTTGTTGATTGTGGGTATGAATGTCTCCGGTAAGGAGAACCTTGGCATACTCACCGTTGTCATACTTAGCCATGAAGTGAGCAAGCATACGCAGCTCAAGACCTGACAAGTCAGCACCGACAACGACATCTCCGGGGTCTGCAATCCATAACTCTCTTGCACGATGGTCGCCACTTACCTGAGCAATGTTGGGCTGGCTGTGTGTGCAACGACCAGTAGCAGCACCCTGAGCATTGATGCCACCGTGAATGCGGTGATCTCTGCTTGTGTTTGCTCTGGTGTTCCAATCCTCAACCATACCCATAAGCTTGACATTGTTGAAATATTCAGTCAGCTTCTTTGCCTCGGGATACTCAAGAGTAGCAAGCACTGCTTCGTCTACCTTTGGATTACCCTTGTCGGTCAGGGGTGGCTCCCATCCATACTTCTCGTTAAGACGGGAGGCAATCTGCTGTCGGCTACCGGGATTGAAAGTTTCAATCTTGTCCTTCAGACGCTTGCCTGTCTTTTCCGAATGCCGGATGATAAGCTTGTCAGGAAAGATTTGACGCATCTCATCTTCAATGCCAAGCTTCTCAAGCATAAGGTCTTGATACAGTTTCTCTCCTGCATCACGGTCGTAATTAAATCCATGCTCTACTTGCTCCATTAGTATCTCGGATACTCGGCTCTCAAATCGAACCAAGTCCTTGTTCTTTGTGATGAATGACTTCTGTGCATTGTAGATTGCCATACCTAGTCTGGCATCCTGCAAGCAGTAAGTACCCATCTCTTCTGAGTACTGCGCCCATCCACCTGTGTAATCCATCTTGGGGAACTTCAGATACTTACCCCAAGAAGCCAGAGAGTTATCACCTAGTGGGTGATTGTTAATGTCTGGATACATTAACTTGCTGATAACGAGCGTATCAACAATGCACTTCGGTCGCGCCATCCCGTACAGTCTACGCATTACGGGAAAATCGTAGCCCCAGATATTGTGTCCGATAATTACGGGCATCTCACTGAGGTACTTGATCAGATCTTTCATCTGATGTTCTAACCAAAGGATCGGGTCTTCGTCATTGACCTTGGTAGCGGCGCATAGAACTCTAGTCGCTTCTGTATATGGCTTACCCTTGCTGTCAAGGATAAGCTCACCCAATCCGTTACCTTCAATGTCAAGGACGCATACCTTCATTTAGTTCTCCTCTGGTTCAAAGACTAGTGAGCCATCCTCAGCTACGGCAAAGCCGATCTCCTTGAGGCGACCAGTAGTATGGTCATAAAACAGCGTAGCTGCAATACCCGCCCGACCTGTCAGGCGATTCTTGAGTACGCGAACAATTGTAGTATTGGCAATCTTGTGGTCTGCATTCTGACGATCACGCTCAAGGGCAACGACTGTGTTAGGTACACTAGCCAAAGCACCGGAGCCTCGTAGATCCTGCAGAGTAATGCGGTCGCCTTCCTCATATGCTTTCTCCGACTTCTTTAGTTGAGATACGATGTCGATATGCACACCAGTACGAACAGCCAATGCTCTTAGTTCCTTCATCAAGGTGTCGATGATGATTCGCTCTGAACCACCACCCTCAACATCCTTGTCCTGCATTCCCATAAGACCAGCTGCGGCAGCGGTAATATGGTCAAGCACGATTACCTGAACACCAAGGGACACAGCCATGAACTCCATACGAGCAAGCAGATTCTGCATGGCATTATTGCCAAGGTGATCGTAGATGTAGAAGCTAGTCTCGCTGAGCTTGCGCTTGGCAGTATAGTATTCTTCATCGGTAAGATCATCAACCATCTGCATATGAATGGGATTCTTTCCCATCTGCACACGCAGATCATTCATCATACGACAGGCGCGGATGGCACGGACAGGCTTGTTAAGCATGAGACTAATCATGTCATCCATTGTCTCTTGCGGAGACTCCTCAAGCATGATGCAGCCTACGCTGCGACCTTCGGAAAGGTGATGCATCATAAGCTCACGCAGGATAGTAGACTTGCCTGAGCCTGTGCCGGATGCCCATAGGGTAATCTCGCCACCACGCTGTCCAATGAGGAACTCAGAGAGTCCGTCATATGGGAAGGGGTAAACCTTCGTAGCAGTGATTGTCTCCGATGTATCCACAATCTTGGAGATATGCAGGATCTCATCGGGCGAATACTGGTGGGCTTCCCAGATAGCAGACACAAGCTGCTTAGTCTGGGCATTGACAAGACACTCATTGGCATCCTTGTAGGGAAGCTTGGCAATCTTGCACTTGCCCGGAGGCAACAGCTCAGCCACTTCGTTAGCAGCCTTGATACCCGGATCATCCATGTCAAAGCAAAGAACAACCTCTGCATATGAATTGATGAACTCAAGGTTATCACGGATAGCCTTGGCAGCAGACTGTGCTCCATTGGGAATGGATACGACAGGCCATGTACCACCAAGCACCTGATTGACAGTCATGCAGTCGATCTCGCCCTCGGTAATGACCAGACGCTTGCCGTTATTCTTCCATAGGTTCTGTCCAAAAAGCTCAGCACCCTTTGCCGATCCCTTCCAAGCAAACTGCTTGTTAGGACCACGGAGATGCTGACCGATTAGCTCGCCATTCTGATAGTAGTTAGCGACATGAACCTCCTTGCCGTTGACCTTGGCTACCTGATAGCCATAGAGTCGGCAAGTCTTCTCCGTAATACCACGATCCTCAAGATCAATGTAAGAGCCAGCGATAGGCTTGAACTCTTTAGTCTGCATCGTAGTCGTTTCATCTAGCATCTCTTTTCCTTTTGTGTTACGGTGATAGCCACACTTGAAACAATATACATGGTCATCATAGACCGCGAGATTGTCTCCGCTGCGATCCTCACCTTTAGATGTACAGCGGGGGCATTCGGTTTTCTTTTGGAACAGACTCATTCATCACCAATTCTCTTCGTTATAGGTAACACCCTTGCTTACTGCAATGGTGCGAACAATCTTTAGGAGCAGCTCATCAGACATGCTGAAGGCAACTACTGGAGTATCCTCACGGGTACGGATACCATCCGAATGAGGAGTCTCAGAGATAATAAAGTACGCAGTAGGAGACTCAGTTGGAAACTCAATCTTCATGTAGTGCTGCTTAGATGGTTGGCAATCTCCACCAACAATAATCTCTGGGCCAGCACCAACGGGAAAGTTCATCTGTAACCACTCGTCTGTATCACAATTATTCATCATTCGTCTTTTCCTTTACCCCAACCTAGTTCCGGGGTGTATGGGTTTCTCATGGACTTAAACACAATAGCAATTTCATTTCTTAGATTGTCACGCTGTTCAACCAGCTTATCGTACTTTGCTTGAGTTGATGTACCATCTGTCTCAATGCGACCAACCTTGTAGCTAAGAGCTGCAAGATCATAGACCATCTCCTCAAGTTCGCTTAGTGCTTTTATCTTCATCGTCTTTTAATTTCTTTAGAGCTTTATCAAACTTATTGTTGATTCTGTCAATGGCTTTAAAAATCTTGTCGTAGTTTTCTTCATACTTCTTACGATCTACGGGACGATATCTACTACCTTTACCATTCATATTGTTTTATCCTTTGTTATTAGATAACCCCAACCTCTTGCTTTAGCAGCTTCGACTACTGAAAGCTTAAAGTGTATTGCATCATAAGCAACAAGTTCTCTTCTTGCCTGATCTCTTTCGTGAGTGATCCACTCTAACTCTTGAACAGCTTGAGCTAGAGGATCGTCACTCACCGTCAGTTACCCTGTACTTTTGATTGTTATAGTTGGCTTCAAGTTCTTCGTCTAGTTTAGCAAGACGATCCATTGCTTGCTGTGGTTCAAAAGCTTTCTTACAATCCTTCTCGGTAATACCAAGCAGCAGGAAGAAAGCACTTAGTGACATTGACTCGCCTTCGATATGCACAAAGTGATCATACCAACCATTGATATCTAGTCGATTAGCAGAGGGAGTCCAAGTAATCTCAACACCAGCACTAGGATCATACTTCTTATTTCGTGGTAAT